TATCGTTGCATCCCTCATTGGTCTTCACCTCCACTCTCTTGCCCTTGAAGATGAAGTCATGACCAGCAAGCCAGTCTCCCTCTCCCTTTGAGATCCAACGAGCGTCCTTATCCTTAGCAGAGAACATATCCCATAGCTTCTGCTCCCACTGCTCACCAATCTCCATTGATCTCTTACCGTCTTCAGTGTTCAGGTCCTTCAGCATACTTACTCCTAGTGATGACTGAGGTTTTTCCTCAGCTAGAAATATGTATGCTGATCCCGAACTTTTTGCCCTATTCTGTTGAAAAAAGTTGTGCTGTCTGTGTATTATTTGGAAGTAGCATAATAGATATACACAGGAGGCAAAAACAAATGAGATACCAGAACGCCAAGAGAAAGAAGCTGAACAAGATCGCAGACTTCGTGCAGTACGAAGTGAAGATCGGCAAGTGTGACCGACAGGACATCGAGGACATGATCTGCTTCATTCGAGCAACTGTCCTTCCCTACGACGAGTACATAACTGCCAAGCGTGAGGCAACTGAAGCCTGATGCCTGCACCTAAATGCAACCTCAATGTGGAGGAGACGACAAGACAGAATCTCTGCCAAATTCGCGGGCAGGCATTCAGGAAAATCGCACGGCAAGTGATCAGACAAATCGACGGCGAGGACGAAGCGACTGATGAGAGAGTGAGGATTCTTGCCAAGAACGAACAGTTTCAGGAGTTGGTGGGGCAAATGCTGAAAGAGCATTGGAAGGTGACAGCATGAGACACACGGCATTGCCCAACCACTTCTATGTCTGGGCCGATAAACGATATCTAACTGAAGGGAAGGAAGAGGGCAACACGCCCGCTGTCCTCCACTCAGTGTATGGCCGACCAGGGCAGGTGCTACTGACACATCTACTGCTAGAGAGCGGAGCACACTGGAGTGGAGTGCCACTGTTTGCCATCTTCCACAAAGCAGATGGTCGCATTCCACATCTAGCACTGGGCAAATGCCAGCCATGGGGAAACATGGGCGAGGACATCGAGGCGGTGCATCTGCCCTACCTCGAAGGTCTTCAGGTGCAGATAAGAGACGGAAGAAAGGGACGAGCAACAGGCATAATGATTGACTGGACGGACGGCTTCACACGCCATCCTGACATGCACAAGCCGCTACACCTGCTGACTGTGGAAGACGGCACATTCTCCCTTCAGCCCAACAACCACCTCAGATGGCATGATCCATCATTCGTGGTGGAAGAGAGGTGGGAGGAGACAAAGAGTTACAGACGCGGCTCCGAAACCTGGTGGCCTGAGGACAAGCAATGATGGGCGACTGGAGCAATGATGACCTGCAAGTAGGCGACCTCGTAATCTTGCACAACGCAGCAGTCGGCTATATGCGTGATATGCTAGAAGATAAGGGAATGGGAGTCGTGGTTGATCTGGACACACCACCACGAGGATCCCTTCAGACATACAACGTCACAATCCTTACACCAAAGGGCATTGTCACCACATATCGCCAATACATCGAGAAGGTGCAATCATGAAACTAGGAGATATCGCGCTGCTAGACAACGAAGAGGTGATCCTCCTCGTTGACATCAAGTCAGCCAAAGAGGCGCTCAACGACAGGTACGAAGTGGACGACGAGGGCGGACACATCTGGTTGGGAGGGGATAATGTAGTCCCATGCACCGACATCCTCGCTCAAATCTGCTCCGGTCGGGGCTTGGAATGGATACACCTGGATCGCCTTCAGGAGATTGAGCAATGAAAGTTATACATCACAATGAATAAACACGTGTATGATGATAGATATTAGCAAGGAGTGCACTCGATGAGCGAACACGCACAAAATGCCGGAGCTGAAAAAAATCTGAAGTTTAAGAAGGTCCGCAAGGCAATCAAGGAGCGGGACATCCAGGAAGTGTCCTGGAACCTGCTAGAGATGTGCATCGACGACCTTGAAGAGCACGGGCAGATCAAACTGCTGGGCAAGACAGGTCTGATGGAGATGGTGCGCATCATCTCAGTCCAGAAGAACGAGGACAACCAACAGTCCCGCATGGAGAAGGTGTCTGAGCTGAAGGAATGGCTGCGTAAGGCAGGCTGATGCACATCAAGGACGTCATCTCAGATCCAGTGCTCTTCTGCTCTCGTCTCACTATCGTGGACAAGAAGGGCAGACCTGTCAAGCTGAAGATGAGATCTGAGCAGATCCAGATCATCGAGGCGTTGGCAGCAGGGGACGACACGCTGGTCCTCAAGGCACGGCAGATCGGCAGTACAACAGCAGTGGCTGCCTACTTCTTCTGGAAGTGGTTCACAGCGCCCGATCCTCAGACCTATGTCTCCCTCAGCCACAAGCTGGCGTCAGCGAAGCACATCCTCGACATTCAGAAGCGCTTCTACACGTCCCTTCCCAGGGCACTTCAGCGTCCCCTCAGTGTGGACAACACGACCACTATGACGCTCGCTGACACAGGTGCCACGCTGATGGCAGCCTCAGCGGAGGGCAAGGGCGGTCTGCGCTCCTTCACGGCCACTGGCCTCCACATCTCAGAGTTCGCGTTCACGCCCAATGCCGATGAACTGAAGGCGACAGCGATCGCAGCCCTGAACGGCGGCCAACTCTGCATCGAGTCCACTGCCAACCACTGGGGCGATCCTCTCCACCGAGAGATCGAGCTCTGGGACGCGGAGCAGGTCGACTGGAACTTCCTCTTCTTCCCGTGGACAGCGCACGCTGAGTACACAGAGGATCCGCCTGACGACTTTGAGTGTGACAGCGACCTCGACCTCAGCCGGGGACAGCAGTACTGGATGGCCCGCATGATGGGCAAGCTGGGAGAGACCAAGTTCCGACGTGAGTATCCCCTCTCAGTCGACGACGCCTACTCACAGACCGACGGCGCGTGGATTCCAGCGCACCTCCTCAAGGACATTCAGACTGTGAAGCTGGAGACTGAGGGCGGACAACTGGCAAACATCGACCACAACGACCGCTACGCAATCGGCGTCGACACAGGCGCAGGCACAGGCGGTGACTACAGCACATGCGTCACAGTCAGCGTCAGCAGCGGACAAGTGGTAGACATCAGACGCTCCAATCAGCACACACCAACCGAGTGGGCGTCAGTGGTCGCCGATCGCAGCTCCTACTGGAAGGGCGCGAAGGTGCTGACAGAGTCCAACGGCACCTGGGGCGGTGTGGTCATCACTGAGCTGAAGCACATGGGCATTCCGCTGTGGAAGGATGAGAGCGGCAAGGACTGGATCACCAACGCGTCCACCAAGCCCAAGATGCTGGAAGAGCTGAAGGACAAACTGTCAACAAGCGGAATCACCATGCTAGACAGTTGGACAGTTGGTGAGCTTCGCGCCTTTAAAGTCGACGACCGCGGCAATCCCTTCTGCCCACGCAACGGCATCCACCACGGCGACACAGTCATTGCGCTGGCACTGGCGCTGCAGTGTGCCAAGAAAGTGGCAGTTCCTGATCGGCCCTACCTCCCTGACTGGATCATCCACAGAAAGATACAAGTCGCACGGACAGCAGGAAGTCGAAAAGAGTTGCGCAGATATTAGACTTTTGTCTATGAACAGTATATTTAGGAGATAAGATGGCTAGAACCGAGAAAGACAGAATCCAATTTATTAGAGCTGCGCTCCAGCAGCACACCGACTATTGGGATGAACTGCGTCCCCAGATGCGGCGTTATCGCAATTCCTACATGACCAAGTTCTATGAGGACATGGACTCTGTCGATGCTGACAGCTCCATTCGCGTGGAGACAGCAGACGCCTACGCCGGCATCGAGTCGCTGATGGGCTCGCTCTTCACCAAGTATCCCAGCATGGAAGTTGCCCCAGACATTCAGGGCAATGGAGATCTGACGGTCACAAAGACAGTCGCCAACAACTGGCTCAAATCTGTGCGCACTCAGGTCGAGTCAGCAGCGCGCATGGCCCTCATCTACACAAACTCCTTTCTCAAGCTGGCGCCCCGTGAGTCCAACACGCTCCTTGGCAAGGTTGCCCTCCGCGCAGTGCCACCTTGGCAGGTGATCCTGGACCGCGACGCTGCCGACTGGGAGGACGCACGCTTCATCGGCCACGTCTACTACATCAGCGTCGACGAGGCCACCGAGAAGTTCGGCGCCAAGAAGTGGCACGGTGTCGCACAGAAGGACTACTTCACCGACTACGAGCGCAACACCGATCGCTCCTATCGCTCCTACGGCGACCAGCCCGACCTCCCCAATGAGTACCTCTACGTCGAGATCGTGGAGATGTACGACTTCCTGAACAAGGAACTCCTATTCTGGTCGTCCCAGTGGAAGAACGGGGAAGAACTCCTCAGCAAGGACGCCATCCCAGTCCTCACATATGACGGACGTGCACTCAGCAACATCGTCCCCCTCTACTTTAGCCGCCGTCCTGACCGTCCCATGGAGGGATACTCAGCGATGGCACGCATCTATGACCAGTGCTTTGAGAAGAACATTCTCAGGACATTCTGGGCCAACGCAGTTAGACGTGATTCCCGCCAATACATATACAAGGAAGGCTCCTTTGACGAGGAAGCACTGGCAAAGATCACGTCCGGTGTGGATGGAGCTATGGTGCCGACCGACTCTGATACTCTAAGCGGTCTAATTGACGTCGTCCCCGTCGTGCCCATTAGCTCCAACCACGCCGCCTATCTCAACTACATCGAGCAGGACCTCCAGAAGGGCAGCCTCACAGCAGGCTTCACACGCGGTGAGGCCTCCAAGGCCACTGCCACTGAGGTCTCTGCCCTCATGCAGTACACCGCCTCAGAGCTGGGCAAGATGGCCCGTGACCGTGATGCCACGCTGGAGTCAGCAGTCGGTCTCTACATCCGCATGCTCATTCCCCTGATCGAGGACGGCGAGTCAGTCGTCGTCCGCACT